ACGATGTAGTCGGTGCAATAGCACAACGTGTCAGATTACGTTCACCGAATCCTAGCATTCCTACTGGTTCGCCATATTCTTCTGCAAGTTCTTTTGTGGCTACTAATGATTTATCATCAACAAATTTAGAAATCTTAATGCATTCCATCTGGGCCATTAAACCTTCGAACGGAATCATTTTAGATTGCAGATACGAATGCCAGCCAAGAATACCAAGACCAAGAGCTCTCCATGTTTTAGCAAAGTTATGAGATGATTCCATAAATTTAATATTAGCAGTTTTATCGATGTATTCTTCCATCACTGCATCTAAGAAATAAATCATGGTTTCTACGGCATCTGTGTGTTGCCATTCTTCAAAAGTAAGTGCATTCATCGATGCCAAATTACATACAAATGACTCATCAATAGACGAAGGCAGAGCTATTTCTGAACACAGATTTGATGCCCAGATGCGGCGTCCCGTCTCACGTAGAGCGCGTGGAGCGTTGTTGTTTACAGTATCCGAGAAAAATATGTATGGATATCCAGACTCGCGCCGCTTGCGCAAAACTCGGGCCCATACTTCTCTTTTAGCTGTATCTCCTTCAATCATCTCTGTCATAAACTTATCTGATACACAAACACCAAGAGATAGATTATGAATAGAAGATCCTTCTTCTCGGCATTCTAAGAATTCCATAATATCTTCTGATTCGATATCAAGATAAACTGCCATTGATCCCCGACGTACATTACCTTGTGAAATGATATCAACAGTGGTTTCAAACATATTAGCATAATGGACAGGACCATCAGCTGAACCGCCAGATTTAATTTCTGATCCCCGCGGGCGCAGGTCACCCAGGTACGCGGAGGTGCCCGCTCCCATTTTAGTTTGCATTCCTACTTCACCAACCTTAGTGAGAATAGAATCAATAGAATCTTCGATGAATACACCATTACAAGAAATGGGCAAACCTTTTTTCGTACCAAAGTTTGACCACACCGGAGATGATAGCGAGTAATATCCACGACTCATGTAATGATAGAACTTATCTGAAAATCCTTCGATATCAAGAATCGTTTCTGCAGACTTTGCTATTTCACGTACTCTTTCTTCGAGAGTCATATTACCGTCAATATAACCACGGCTTAAAAATAAACGTGAATCTTCATTTGCCCACCACCAATTTCCTGTTGTATCAATCATGCTATCTCTCCTTAAAACAAATCGTCTGCAGTAATACCTTTTCCTTTTGCGTATTCAACTGGACGCTTTTGGAAGAAGTCTGTCATATTAGCACCAAGTAATTCTTCGTCAAACCAATAAGTCTGATCGATATGATGCTGGTTATAATAGATTTCAGTTGAGTCAAATCCAATTTGATCAAGTGAATCTCTCATACGTTTAGCAATAAATGATTTAAGAATATTAGCATCTAATCCTTCAACAGAATATTCACCCATAATCCAATCAATCACGGCACTTTCAGCTTTTAATGAGTCTACACATTCTTCACGAATACGAGCTTCCATTTCTTCGTCAAAGAATTCTGGATACTCTTCACGCATTGTGTTAATAAGCTTGATACCAACTTGTGCATGTAACATTTCTTCGTTACGTGTATACTGCACTTGCTGAGCACAATCTTTGAGTACGGCCTTGTTGCGATTGAAATGCATAATAATATAGAACTGACTAAATAGACTTACGTTCTCTACAAAAAGCGTAAAAAGAATAATCGAATAGATGTATTGCTTCTTCTCATCTTTATATTCTCTTTGAAGATATTTACGCAGATAATCTACACGGCCTTTAATTACTTTCTCTTCAAGATTTTTTTCGAATACATCACTCAAATGAAGTACGTCCAATAACTTTTCGTATGCTAAGTTATGAATGACTTCTGAATTAGCCATAGCATATCCAAGATCACGAATAGATGGATGTGGCATCTTATCGCCGATATTTGCCCAGAACGTTTTCACTGCAACCTCAATTTGACCAATGGCCGATAGTGCACGGACAACTACTTCTTGTTCCTCTTCTGTTAAATCTGTTTTAAATTGTGAATAATCTGATCTAAAATTAAATTCATCAGGTGTCCAGAAGCCTTGCCAAATAGCATCGACGAACTGTTTAGTCCATGGATATAAATCGGGTTTACGTGAGATTTGTTCTTCGAATAGCATGTATTACTCCGTATGCATACAAAAAGAGTTAGCTCTAAATCAAATTATTTAGAGACTCGTTTTTTAGTTTGTGTGATTGTTTAGTTGGTTCTATTATATATCATTATCCCAATTTATAACACCCTTAATTTGAAGTTTTTTTAAAGCTTTTTCACTTTTTTCTTCGGTGTCATAAAGGAAGGCGAAGCTAATTCTATGATCAGCCGCAACGACTCGGTGCCAGTTTGAAGTACCATGAAAATGGTTTGTTTTGGCAGACCAACCTATCTTATCATAAATTTTATTATTGTGTGTTTCTAGATAACTTTTATCTGATTTACTATACGTAAGTAATACATTATAACCTTTAGCGTCATCATTGGTATGCCATCCTAAAAAGCCAGAAGGCGGATAGTATATTTGTAATTGACAACTGCTACAATTAGTCATATTCTTTATATGTTGTACCCAATCATAGATAAATAGGTCATTTAGTCTCACCAGATTATATGAGTGTAAATATGGTGAATGAGTAATTGGTTTGCTAAAATCAGTTAGGTTATCTTCTTCTATAGAACCATTCAAATCGCACGCAAAAGTATTATAAATCTTTTGACTAAAAAAATAGTCAGAAAGTTCATTTAGCATATGTACATTTCCGGAAAAGTGTGTATAATAAATTAGGGCTTTTGAGTAGGCGGTAGTAGGTCATCTACAGGATCGTCTGTCAAAGCTTCTTCATAATAAGCAATGATAGCCTGTTGATCTTTTACATAACGTCGAAGATCAGCAATACCAATTGCTAGATTTTCATAACCCTTTGGAGTAATAGTAAAGAGTACTACGTTGCCAGTTTTAGTATTAATTTCTTCTAACTTAGCGTCAAGGTTTTCTTCAGTAATTACAAACCAATCAACCGGAGGAAATTCAACTTTCTTCGGTCTTTCTTGTATTGGAATATTTTGTTCTTGATATTCAGTCGTTACTACTACTTCCGGTTCCGGAGCTCTGCTCCCCAGACACCCCGCTAGTAGCATCGGGCTTATCAGAAGGAGGAGTAGTTTCGTTTTCGATCCGTCCAATAAGTTTGTTAACGGCGTTATTAACTCTGTCTTCAAGTCCTTGTGCATTTGTTAATGCCTCCATAGTCAAATCGATTTTTGCAAAAACACCTCTCAATTTATCTAGATGTTCCTGAGATTGTTGCAATCTTTTAGTTAAATCTTTATTTAGTTGTTCATTCTTTTTTTGATCAGCTGCCATTTTTTCTACAGTAGCCTGTAATGTTTCTGCAGCTGTTTTCAGTTTTACATTATTTTCTCGTAATGTACCTATAGTGGCTTCTGACCACAGATAATAATTATATCCGCCGTATCCGACTCCACTTAGAAGTCCCATTACGATTATGATTAAATATAACTTAGCCATTATCTTCCATATGCCTTCTAAATCTTTTCAGAAGTACCGGAGTTTTATCTTTTCTGCGCCGACGATCTACAGCGATTTTAGGTTTAAACATAGCATCAGGTGGAAGAGAAACAGAAGCATTTCCAATTGATGTTGCAGGTGCTTCTTCTTTTTGATACTTCTTACCACCAATAGTAGCTTGTATCTTACCATTTGGTCCGGCTTTTTTCCAGCTTGGTGTCATGTCATCAACTCGTCTACGGTTATATGTACTTTTTTATTTGTACCTTTATGAGTAGCTTCGTATATATTCAATCCAAATATATTTCCGACAGGATAAGCTTCTGGTCCAACTACGACCCAATCCTTCGGTCTTACGTACTCATCTAAAGTATCTGATATAACTTTCTCATGTTTTACTTTATATCTGCCTGGCGATAATCTGCTATCATCAAGTAAAAACCATTGAGAGCCTTCTGTCATAATATCAGTTATATCTATATTTGCGTTTAGCATAGCAGATTTAATTTTCTTTTCTGTTACGCCAAATTCTTCTTTTAATAAAAATAAAGCGGCCGCATAACTAGCAAACTTAGAATCACCACCCGGTGCTTTTGCCATAATCTTTTTTATATTAAAAATTAGTCTATGGAACGGTGTATAATATTCACGATATTTGTCACGATTTTCTATATCATTCATATCAAATGATTTCAATCGTTTTCCCTTATCGTCTATAATGCCAGCTTTAAATGCTTCGGTATCTTTAAAACTTGTAGTAAGAAGTCTTAAAAACCTGAATGTATAAACTAAATCGCCGGCTCTTTTTATTATACCCATTAAATCTTCCTCAGAGCATCTATAACAGTTTGATCCATATCTATTTCAATATATTCGTTATTTGTAATATAATTTAAATAAATCAAAAATGGTTTGATTATAGCCCAATGCTCCTTATCTAACTTTAATCCTAATATATTTTTAGCCGGTTCTATTCCAAATACGTTAAATACTATTATCAAATGATTTAATAACAATCGTTCTGATAATTTACCAGTTTCTAAGTATCTATTACATAATCTCTTTACATATTTAAATCGCTTAAGATCTTCTTCAAACGATTCTGCATCAATAAACTTAGGATTATAATAATGCTTTGCTGCGTATATAAAAAGATTGTTTTCAGTTAATTCAATGTTCACTTAAATGTGCTACAAGATTTGCGATCATAGTATCTTTTTTTAATCTTTTATCTAATTCAATACCATGTTCGCGCCCATGTTCTTCGAGCTCATTCTTTGTCATTGCGGCATAATGATCACTCATTGCTGCTTGGATCTTGCCCTCAGTAAAAGCATCTTGTATAGCTTCTTCTACTACATCTGCTTTCGGGTGTGGGGCAATTCCATGCCATTCATTGATTTGAACTTGAGTAATCTTTTGACTTTTAAGGAGCTCACCGGTTCGTGAATGTACCCATCCTCTTACAGTAGGATGTGCTCCTTTGGGTCCTCTCATTTTCATAATTTATCCTTTCGTGGTATCCACTGCCATTTGAATTTTATCGCCTGCTGCATTATCGCCATTTCTTGCAGGAGCTTTCTTTGTTACACGACCTGCAGCTGAAGCGCCATCATGACTCTTCTTTTCTAGATCTGCAGGCAGTTTATCTACTTTATGTTTTGCTTTGAAATCTTTTTCGTTTCCAGAAGCTTTCGAATCCATTTCTTCAGGAGCAGTAGCACTCTTATAATGTGCAGCTCTATTTTCTTTAATCTTATTATATACTGCCCACTCTACACCTTCTTTTTTTGGAATTTCAAAAGGTGCCTTCGGAAGAGATACAGCCTTTTTACCTTTTTCAGAAGGCGCAGAAGCTTTAGCAAGTTTTTTCATGAGCGCGGCATTCTTACTTTCAGTTTTATAACTAGCAGTAAGTTTATCTACGGCTTTACTAATACCCTTCTGGCGGTTTTTAGCTTTATCCATAGCTCGTTGAGACTTACCATAAGCCTTATACATATCTCTATCTTTATCTGCCATATCACCAGCATCTGAATGACGCTTGGCTTGTGCTGTTTGCTTTACTGCATCAGGACCGGCTTTCTTAATATAAGAACCTAAAGTCTTTTTAGAAATCTCGTCAACCTGCTTAACTTCTTCGCCCATATCTTGAGTAGTCGTTTCAATACCTTTTTTCTCTTTTTTAGTTTTCAGAGTAGGATTGACTTCTACTTCATCTTCGGCCATTTTCTTTTTCTTTGAAGCATTAATAGAATGCCCATGTGCTTCTGAAACAAGAATTTTAAGATCATCTACAGATACATCTTTTTCGATACCGTGCTTGAACATTACATCGTAATGTGTGACATAACCTTCGCCTTTAGTAGTCTCAACAATAGTATGCATACCAGAAATAGGTTGGCCTTCACCCCATTCTGCATGTTCTACATGAGTTGCACAGTCATGTTTAATTGGTTTATCAACCTCTTGGCCAGCAGCAGTAGTTACTTTTTCGTTTTTCTTTTTGCGCATCATCGCAAAATCTTTTCCATCGATGTCGCCATCTTTATCTTTGTCCAGCTTATGCTGACCACCACTTAGTTTTTCGGCCACCTGTTGCATGGCCCGAGCAATATTTTTAATGTCTTGCGTTTTCATTTTAGTTTCCTTACATCCAAATTTGGGCTGCAACTGCACTGGCCGCAACTGCGGTGAAAATCCAGAACAATTTATTAATTACTTGCACAGTGTGTGCATTTTCGTCACATTTCTTTTCTATAGTGTCTAGCTTCTCACTAAACTTGTTCATCCTAGTCCAGGAATCGTCGCGATATTTATTATAGGCTTCCATTTTTTCTTCGAATCGAGCTAGGGATATTAGTGCTTCCGCCATCTTATCCATTTTATCCTCTATACGTTCTAAACGGGCCTTTGTAGTTTCATCGGCCATTCCTGTATTCCTTTATTTGCACTATTTATATAACTTACCATTTAACCTTATCTGCCCAATAGGCAGCACTCATTTTACCTTTAGCTATATTACGACCGTGGCGAGCCTTAAAAGATTTACGCTTAGCCTTCATTTTCGCGGACTCACCTTTCTTGGGATCACCGGCAGTTGACGCGCCTTGTTGACCAAAGCGAATCGTCTTAACCTTATCACCATCTTTAGCTACTACAATATGAGATTTAGTTGGATGACTAGGTGTTCCCTTTGGTTTGTTATAACCCTGAACACCGGCAGATTTAATCCGAGGATCTTTTTCTTCGTAGAAGTTTTTAAAACTAATCATTATTTTCTGCTTTCAAATAATCTCTTACAGAATCTATATAATCAGTAGCTTTAGTAATTTTATTTTGGACCCATTCAGGTAGATTATCGTTATCACCTAACATGGCATCAAGTTCCTGAGCTGCATCCATCATAGTTTTTAGCTGCGTCTTAGCCATATCACCTTCTTGATCATATTCGCCAGGATCTTTAGCTTCTCTTACTTGCTTAAAAGTTTTCATTTCTTACCTCTAAGAGCAGCTAATGTTTTCTTCTTAGCATTATTAACTTCTTCACGGACTCTAACTTTAAACATTTTCTCAACGGTTTGTCTACCCATATGCTTCGACATAACTGTAATAATCTTTTCAAATACTTCAGTATCTTGACCGTTTACGAATTTAATAAAAGGCATTCCAGCTTTACCTGATGATAGCATATCTGCTGCTTTCATGAAGTCAGCCTTATCTATGCCACCGCTTTTCTTTGCATAAGCATTAAGCTCAGTACCAGCCTTTTTCATTGCTGGAGTAGCGACTTCATCTAGTTCAACAGATTCTTTTTTACCTTTTTCGTTCTTAGAAGCCCATACTGCTTTACGCTGAGCATCTGAAGCATAACCTTCTTTTGTTACACGATTACGTTTTGTGCCCATGTGCATCCAACCGGCATCGACGTGCTTCTTAAGATCTTTCTTATCAACCTTCTTTGAAACTCTTGTGACTGGATGCATGATAGTAGCTTTAGTACCTGCAGTAGCCAAATGCTTATTGCCACCCGGTAGTTTAGAAACTGCTTCTTTCATATCTTTGACTTTACCATTCTTTAAATGGCGCTTAATGGTTTTACCAGCTTTTGTTTGCATAGTTATAATATGACCACCATCAGGGTGAGGCTTACGATCGATGATTTTCATTTTGTCACGCTGACCGACAGGAGTATTAGCTTCTCTAAAGTCTTTAAAGCTTTTGC